GCGACATCGAGCGCGATCTCGACGTGGCGCACGTTGAACACGAGGACGTTCTCCTCGCTCGAGTTCGTCGCGGTCGATGCGAGCACGAAGATGGCGCCCTCGCAGTACGACCCGGCCTCCGCGATCTGGTAGCGCGTCGTGCCGTCCATCTTGAGCTGCGTCGAGGTCAGCGGCGTGCCGGTATCGACCTCGACAACGTCGAACGTCGCGCCGTCCATCTTCACGTCGATCTCGTCGGGCGTCGCCGCCGTGTCGAGGTTCGCGAACGTGAAGTTGACCGGCACCGTCTGCGTGGCCGCGACGTGCTCGTTCGGCGTGTCGTTGACGACCTGAAAGGACGTGAACGCACGCGCGCCGGCCTTCAGCACGAGCTTGGCCCGAGGATGCAGTGCGAGCGTGCATCCGGTCAGGACCGTCGCGCCCGTGTTGTAAATCTGGAGCTTCGCGATGAATCCTTCGTCGCCGGGAGAGACCGCGCCAACGCCGGGAGTACCGACGCCGGTCGCCCACGAGAGGCGAGTTCCGCCGGGGTTGCCAGCTGTGAGAAGTCCCGCCCAGATGCCGACATAGACCTTCGACGCCCAACCATTCGCGAGCGAGCCCGACGACGAGAACACGATCGACACGCCTGGGACGATGTCGAGGCGGGCGGTTGCCGCATCACAGACAACGCCCGTAAACACGGCGCCGTTGTACGGTCCCTTGTCCGAGTCGGTCGTGACGGTGATCGTGCATGTATTCGGCGCTCCGAGGACGACGGCAGATGCAGTCAGGGTGTAGACATCGCCGAGTTCTCTGCCGGACCCGTCGAGCGTCGGCGTGCCGGAGATCAGGCTACCGGTCGTGTTCGAGTGGTGGAGGTCGAGGTATGTGGTGCCGGTGCTATCGCGCGGCCGGAGCGATCCATACGACATAACTACACGCCTCCCGTGGTAAAATAGACAGCGAGCCGCGCAGGTGCGTGAACACCTGGACGGCTCTGACCACGGAACCTCGGTAAGGAGGCTCGACGATGGCTACTGAGCAGAGTACAGAAGAACGCTTTTGGTCCAAAGTGAACTTCTTCGGTCCGGCGCCGGCGCACGTGCCGGGAATTGGCAATTGCTGGCTCTGGACGGCGTGCGCCCTGAAGACGGGGCACGGACAGATTCGGGTAGAACGTAAGACCGTTCTTGCCCATCGGCTGGCGTGGGTAATGACAAACGGTTCGATCCCTGATGATCTCCCCTGCGTGTGCCACCGCTGCGACACCCCAAGGTGCGTGCGGCCCGACCATCTCTTTGTTGGCACCAAATCGGACAACACGGCAGACATGGTCCGCAAGGGACGAGCACGCGGGGGCGGCGTCTGCGGCGACCGCAACGGCGCGAGGCTTCACCCAGAGCGACTGCTTAGAGGAGCCGCGCACCGGGAGCGCATGCGACTCGTTACTGCACGTGGACAAACCAACGGCAATTCCAAGCTTACGGAGACTGTCGTGGTCGAGATGCGGCTGCTGCACGCGGCGGGACTCACGTTCTCGGAGATTAGCCGGCGTGTTGGAATCCATAAGGCAACTGCTGCTCGAATTGTTCAGCGTAAGACCTGGAAGCATGTTCCTTAGCGTCCTCATACCGTCGAATGCACGACCATCTTGACCGTCAAATCCTTGACCGGGTCGCCCGAGCGCCACTGGTCGTCGACCGGGCTCGTGACGCTGACTATCTGGACATCCCACGAAAGCGTGCCCGTCGGGTGATAGAGCACGGCCGTCGAGTGCGTTGCCGGCGTGATCGCCCGCAGCGCCGCATACAACGTCGACGTGCAGGACGGGATGAACAACGTCCGGTAGCCCTTGACGCCTAGCCCCACCGTCGACACATACGGCGTGCCGTCGAGGCCGAACTGCACCGAGTTGGCCTTCTTGCCGGCGCTCGACCAGTCGCTGAGCTCTACGTAGGTCCAGTTGCCATTCGTCGTCGCGTCGTCGGACAGATAGACCGATCCGATCTTCGACAACGGGCTTTGATTCAGAAGCAAACGGGTTCACCGTTCGCAGGCAGGACGTGTGCCCATTGTAGCACGGCTCGGTTTCGGCGTAGCATCGCCGCAGGAGGTGAGGCCGATGACCGAGAAATCCCTGTGGTACTACGTCGGATACGGCGCGCTCTTCGTCGCGTCGCTGGCCATTGCATTCGTGGCGGCGCTGTTCCATCTGGCGCGCTGGCTGTCGCATTAGCGTCACCGGCCACTCGTCAGTGAATCGCCCTCGGCGAATAGCGGCCCCGCCGACGCGAACCGCGCCGAGGTGTCGGAGCGGTTGTCCAACTGAATCACAACTGGCTGCGCGTCCAGCGGATCGTCGGGCGCGAGTTTGCCCGCGAGCTTTTCGAGCGCCTTCCTCATCCTGACCGCCTCGAGCAACGTCTCGCGCGCCTGCTTGAGTTGGTCCTCCTGGTACTGCTTGAGATCCTCGCGATACGCGGCCTCTTGGTCTGCCGAGAGCTCGCCCGGTGCGACGTTGCCGAGCGTCGCGATTCGGAACCGCCGCGCCTCGGCTTCCGACATAGCCGCCGCTTCCGTCGCGCTGTAGCCGCCGATCCTGTACGCCTCGGCCGCGTCACGCGCGACGTTGCCGGAGAGCGAGAAGACGCGAGCGGCGCGATCCTGCGGCGTCTCGCCTGCGACACCGAGCCCCGCGAGCCGGTCGCCCGCGCCGATGATCGACGAGTAGGCGGACGAGATGCCGGAGACGACCCCCGGCGCGAATTGATGCGCCGAGTCGCGGGCGGCTTTCTGCTTGGCAGTTTGCAGGATCGCGAAGTTCTCGCGGGCCTGATCCGCCGTCGATTTGTAGGCGAACGGGTCGCGGGAGAGGTAGAACGGATTGTCGAGCGTGCTGCGCGTCGGCGTGAGGTACTTCTGTGCATTCGCGATGATCGCCTCTGGCGATGTCGCAGCCGCATAGGCCGCCTGCAATCGCGACAGCGGGTTGCCGAGGTCTAGACCGAAGAACCCGCTTGCCGCGCCTGCTGCGCCTTCAAAGCGCGCCGCGAGGCTTCGTCGCGGGCCGGCGTTGGCTCGTGCGTCCTCGAGTCTTCCGAGCCCGTACTGAAACAGTTTGTATCCCGCGCTAATCGGATCGCCTCCGCCATATTCCCGTTTCCCTGTGTCGGACCAGTATGCGAACTTTTCGATAGCGCCTGCATCTTTCCCCGGACTTCGGCCGCTGCGCTTCGCCTCGGCCGCCGCAAGGTCGTCGATCGCCTGCTTGAGCAAGTTGACAGTTCTCGTCGCGGTCGTGAGGCCGCTTGAGAAGGCATCCGAGTTGACGACAGACGTTCCCAACTGCCCCGCGAGATCCGACAGCGAGTTCTTGAGCGCGTCGATCTTGCCGATGTTCGTCTGCATCCGCGCCGCCGCCGCACCTTCTGCCGCCTCGCCGGCCTGAAGCACCGCGTAGTAACGCGCCTGCGTCTTTTCGAGGTCCGTCAACTCGCGCTTGACGTTGAGTATCTCCTTCGCATAGGCCCGATAGATCGTCTCGGGCGAGTTCGCGAACGACTTCCCTATCTTGATCGGACCGAGCTTGTCGAACAGTTCGTCCTGCCCGGTCTGAAGTTGGCGTAGGCTGTCCGGTATTTCGTCCGTCCCGCGCCCAGACGCGGCCAGCGCGTTCGCGAGTGCGCGAGTCAACCGCCCCGCGTCCTGTGGTCGTCCAATCGTGCCGGTGAACCGCAGCGACGCCGCTTGCAGTTGCGTTGCCTGCGCCGTCGTCAGCCCCAGTTCGCGCCGCAGCTTTGCGGCCTCAGCCGCCTGCGCCGCGAACGCCTGCCCCGTCTGCTTCGATGCGTTCGCGAGGTAGGACTGCGCCTGTGCCTGCTCTCGCGCTTCCTGGTATCCGAGATATCCGGCGTATCCGAGAGCGGCACCGGCCGCGCCCGCTGCGCCGACCGGAAGCGCGAAGCCGCCAGACTCCGGCCGCGTGAATCCGCCACCCGTCGCCGCGCCGAATGCTCGCGGCTGCGACTGCGCCCGCGTCATCTGCTCGATCTCGCGCCGCGCCTGCGCCGCCTTCGCCGCTATGCGCCCAAGCGAGTGCTCGGCGGCGCTGCCCATCGACTGGAACCCCGAGCCCGCCTTACGCGCCGCCGCCTCGGTCGCGTGGAGTTGGTCCGTCAGCCGCTTGAAGTCAGCGACGGCGGCCTTGCTGTCGGTCGAAACCTTGATGCTGACTTCGTTTGCCACTATCTCACTTTCCCATCGCTGCGATTTCTACCCGGTTGCGTGCGTCCATCACCACTTCCGCCAGTATCGCCACTCGTGCTGGCCAGTCGCCGCCAATCGCATCACCATTCGCTGCCAATCTGCGCGACAGTCGCACGTAGTCCGACATGAGCGCGTCGAACTCAGACGGGGACACCTGCAACCGCTTCCGTTTCAACTCCGCTTTCGCCCGCGTCCGAAACCGATCCGTTGCCGTAGCCGCCTGACACCGGGCGCCCGTCGCCTTCGCCATCCGCGACGCGCCCGTACACTGCGCGCAGCTGTGCATCGGGTCGAGTTTTTTCAGGCTCTCCCGAGTCCTTGCCGCCTCCGTCGCCACTGCCCTCAGTCGATCTTTTGACCTGCGGATTGTCGATCATCGCCTCGAATACCTGCCACGACGCCCAGACGGCATCGGAGTTTTCGTCGGCGTCGATCCACTTCTCCACCTCCTCCTTAGCCGAGATTTCACCGCCCGGATAAATCGCCGGGTTGAGGTTCGAGACCTTGATCGCTACCGCCTTCAACTTCAGTCGCCGAATCTTCATCATCTGCTTGCCGGTCGGATCGGCGATCGGCTGAACTTCCCCGATCAGGAGATCATCGAGGCCGATGAACTCGCGGTAGAGCAAGTGCCGCGCCGTCAAGTGAACGCGGTGAATCGCTCCCGTGAGTCGATTCGGAATGCGGATGTCGAGCTCCAGCGGCGGCAACGTCTCGCGCAGCGGCGTGTAAAAATCTGAAGTGTAGTTGTTCATATTTAGAATGTATCGCCAGACAATTCGGAGTCGAAAAGACTGCGATTGCTTGGATCTTGCGCGGCCTCGGTTGGAGTAGGCTGCCCTAGCATTCGTTCCTCTTTGAATCGGTCCCGGCCGGCCCTGCCTTTCGTCCAACTAAGCCTGCCTGCGAAGTCGTAGTCTGCGACGTGACTCGGCCGGGAATCTTGTTACGCTGCGGTCTCCAGCTGAATCGCCTGGAGCGCGAGCGGAATTACTGCGGACGCGCTCATCGGCGTCGTCGTAAGCGGCACGATCCGAATATTGAGGACGCCTTCCTCGGCCTCCCCGTAATAGCTCTGCGTGTTGCCCTCGGCGGCCACGTAGCCGCTCGCGACAGTGACCGTGAGGCCGTTGCCCGCCGTGCCCATTCGGAACGAACTGGCGACCGCCGTGCCGATGTCGTTGTTCGCCTGCGTCAGTGCCGCAAGCGTGTCCCCGGCCCGGTCCGTGCCGATGATCGCGGCGCCGATCGTGTAGCCGCGAACCGGCGACCTCAACCCGCGCTTCCAGTCGAGCGAGTTCCCGACAAACGGTGCATCATTCGTCAGCACGCCGTTCGAGTATTCGCAGAAGAGTGACTTGCACGTGGGCATGTAGTCGACGGCATTGATCGTGAGTGTACCGTCGTAGAGATTCGCGGGGTCTTCGTCGATGCAGCTCGGGAACGTCCACGACGTGACGCTCGAGCGGCTCGCGTTGCCGATCATGTCGACCGTGCAGCGCCACACCGAGTCCGCGCCGGCCGACGCCTCGATCCGCACGCGGTCAAAGACCACGTCCGAGTACTTCCACGCCTCACCCGTCCCGTCCGCATGGCCCCAGATGAAAGTGTGGTACGTGAGCTCTCGCGTCGACGCCGGCAACATCGTAATTGCGTGCGTCAGCGGGTCGGTGCCAGTCGGCGCCGCCGTGACGCCCATCGCGCCGGACAAAAAGCCCGCCGCCAGGTGCGGTGATGCGTCGAACTCGATAGTCATCCGCATCAACCGCGACGTTGCCTCCATTCGCCGAAGCGTCTGGTTGTCGCAGTTCAAAAACGCCTTGGTCCGAACCTCGCGTTGCGGGCTCACCGTCGTCGCCGTCATCGTCGCCGTCATGAGGCCGTTGGCGAGCGCGGTTCCGACCGATGTCTGCCGCTTGAAGTCCGGGTTGAATGCCAACCGGATCTGGTCACGAAATGCTGTCGCCATCACTCACCTCTTCCGCTGTATGTTTTCCAGCCCCATCCGAGTTCCACGAGCACGTGCGCCTGCTCGCATGCGAAACCCTTGCGCTGCGTCTTCTCGTCCGGCAGCTCGCCGATGAACACGTTGCCGACGTTGACCGCCGACGGAGCCTCGCCCTCGCCGGTCCAGATGACGTTCGGTTTCAGCAGTCCTGCGCCCATACCGTGATCTCCATTGGTGCCAGGTGAATCAGATTCGTGCCGAGCTGCACCCGCTGGTAGCCGTTCGGCGCGTAGAGAAACCGTTGCCGACACGCGCCGGACCCGAAGCCGAGCTGCTCGTTCGCGCCCGTGCGAAATGCCGCCTTCGCCTGCTCGACCTTTGCCCCGAACGCTGCAAGTGACCCCGTGCCAACCGAAAGCATCCCCGTCACGAGAAACCGCGATACCTGCTCCGTGCCGTTCGGCCGTGAGCGTGACTCCGGCTCCTCCGGCCCGAACTCGACGAGCCAGCCATCGACGACGGCCGACGTGTCGCGCAACATCTCGGCGTATTCCGTGTAGTCCTCGCAGTAGACCGGATCGCGCACGACGATGCCTGCCGCCGCCGTGGTTTCGAGCACGTCGGCGATGGCGTCGAGGATCTCGGATGGAGTGGGTCGTGCCATTAGCGATTGAGTTCCGTAATGAGTGCAGAGGCCAAAAGCCTCTGCTGTGTCGCAAGCAGTGCGCGGTTTTTCGCGAAGCCCTTAGCGAAGGGCTCCACGGCCGGGATTCCGTCCCTGCCGATTGCTCGACGAAGCACGAACTCCTTTTTCAAGTCCCATCCGTGACGCTGCATCCAGCCGACGAGGGCGCCAGCCGGAGGCATCTTTCTACCGGCACGTCGCCCAAATTCGATGACCGACTGCTGGCCCTGCGGCGCGGTCGAAAACACCTTTCCGTCGACAACGTCTCCCTTCTGGGTCGTGCGATAGATCACGGATTTCTTGAACGTCCCGAGGTCGACCGGCGCGAACAGTCGCACATCATCGCGCACTCGCTTGAGCACGCCTTGCAGCCAGGAACGCTGCGCCCGCGCGATCGGCTCCGTGAATCGCCCTGTGGCAATTGAGCCCTTGCTCGTCGTCGTGACCTTGGGAGTTGCGTACATCAGACGCTCCTCGCAACTGTCACGTTCGAGACCGCGACCGCGACGTAGAGCCCCGCCGCCACGATCAGCACCCAGTCGGGGGCGTCGAGTGCCGACCAGACGACGAGCACCATCGCGCCGAGCACGATCCGCACCGGTAGCCAGAAACGGCCGGCGGCGCGAAGCAGCGGATTGCCCTCACGAGCGCCACGCCGACGGGCGTAGATCGTGGAGGCAATGTCGGCGCAAACCGACGCGACGTAGAGGGCGATGATCATTTAGTCGAGGTCGTCCCTGTAGCCCGACACGTGGACGATGGCTGTCTTGCCAGCGACCGGATACGCCGCCGTGATGACAGCGAAGAGTTTGGCTCGCGTCGTGCCGCTACCGATCATTCGCGAGAACATGTAGAGCCCGTCGACGATGGCCGGGAACTTCGCAAGGATGTAGCCGGTCGGAAGCTGGACCGTGTGCGACGGCGTGATGAGCTGCGAATAGCCGAGCTGCCCGTCGTGGCCCTCGATGCGGAAGTGCATCGTCACCGTGCCGGGGACGTAGTTCTCGCCTTTCGGCGCGCGGACGTGGATGTCCGTCACGACGAAGCCCTCGCCGGGATCGAAGGACAGGATCTCGACTTCACCGGCTGCGCTGATGGGCAGTTCCGCGTCTAAGACTTGAAGGTCGCGTTCGAGCATTTGGGTCTCCTAGAGAATCGTTACCGTGTTCGTGCCGGGCAGTACCATCACGGCCGTTATGACGACCGTCGGGGACGTGAAGCCCAGCGGCTGAACAAGAAAAAGCATCGTGCTAGTCGCCGCCACAGTGATCCCAAGATTTACGACGCCAATCGACGTGCCAGAGTCACCGAGGTACGCCGATTGAATAAGGCCCGCCGGAAAACTCGACTGGTCGCTCAGGGAACTGCGAATCAGCAAAAATGTTGACCTGTAGTAGTACGAGCCGGACTTGGTCGCGTCCGTGATCTTGACGTTGATCGTCAACTGCCCGCACAAAGCGTCGGGCGATGGAACTGCAATCTGGTACAGGTTCTGCTGATAGAACCCGCCCGCGCCACCGACGTTTCCCGGAGGCCGCACGAACGTCCGCAGTGCGACCATGTCCGTCACCGCGAACTCCGTCACCTTCGAGAACGCGTCCGCCGCCGTCTGCTTGAGGTAGCCCGCCGAACTGTCGAGCGCGGCGAGGGCGGTAAGCGTCGCGTCGAGCGGCTGGCGGCTCGCGTTGATCTGCGTGACCGTGGCCTTGCGATCCGCGCCGCCCTGCACGGCGTAGACCAACTCCGTCCCGTCGAGGGTCGAAGCCGCCGTGAGGTCCGATACTTTCGAGTTGGCCATTAGCCTGCAAGCTCCAGCCGGTCTGCGCCGTTTGCGAGCAGCAGCAGATCGGTGCCGTTCGCGAGCGCGAGGAAGTTGCCGATGACGTAGGTCACGCCCGTCGGCGCGACGTTAAACGTCCACGTCCGGTCGGCATCGCCGAGCGGCGGCATCGACTCGCCCTGTCGCCGGTATATCGTCCACGTGCCGTCGGACTCGGACGCAAGCGCGAACGCCGCAGCGCGCGTCATCGCCGTCTCGTCAAGCGTCGCGTCCTCGCAGATCCGAAGCACAAGCGCACCGCCCTCGTCGGCCTGCGACTGAGATGCGGCGGATGTCGAGCCGATGGACTCGAGTTCGTCGACGCCGGTGCTCTTGACGAGTACGTAGACCTCGGCGACGGCGCCCTTCGCCATTCGTCGGACGGCCCGGAGGCCGCGAGCGATCATGCCGGTTCTGCTCATGTGATTGCGTCGTAGACGGCGATGAAGCCGAGGCTTGCGCCCGATGCGTCGAAGATCTCGATCTTCTTCGTGACGGTTCCGGGAGTAGTCGCCGCCGCGCTGTTGGCGACACCGAGCGAGCCCACCGCGAGCAGGCAGGGGGCGCCGTTCTCGTCGGAGACGAGGGCCGTTCGCGTACCGCCTCGCCCGTAGTTGACGTCTTTCGCCGAATAAGTATTCGTGCCTGAGCAGATCGAGACGCGGGAGTCCGACGGGAGCACAACACCCGAACTCGATACCGAATAGAAGCGGTCGTTGAAATCCCTGATGCCTCCGTCTGCCAAGTACGTCTTGAAATCGTTATTCGCGCCACCGATCTTGATTCTCACCGTGCCATCGACGGATTGGACTTGAAACAGATCCTCATAGCCCGAGAGGTCCGCGCCTTCACGAATGACGAAGCGCGTCTCGCCCGTTACCGCCGTGTCGTCGTAAAGCGTCAGGATGCCGTTTTGCGGGCCGGATGCGGTCAGCTTTTCATACCCGCCGCCACCCGCCGCATCCGCGTACTCCAGCGCCGTCGCCCCGGCGTTGACCCGAAGCACCTGTAGCCCCGTGCCAATAGTCGTCAAGCCCGTGCCGCCCTTCGTCGTCGGAACGGTCGGCAGTCGCGCCGAGTCAATCGTGCCGGTCAGATCAGTCGCGTCGAGGTTCGTCAGGTTCGCGCCCGAGACAGCCGGGAGCGTTGCCGGGAACCGGGCATCCGGCACCGTGCCGCTTGCGATGTTCGAGGCGTTGAGGGCCGTCAGATTTGCGCCGCTGGCTGCGGGGAGCGTTGCCGGGAATCTCGCGTCAGGGACGGTGCCGGAAGTCAGCGCCGTCGCATTGAGTGCCGCTGCATTCGCGGGCGTGAACCCGAGCGCGGTCGCGATCTTCGCCGCAGTCACGAGCAGTATCGAGGTCGCCTTCTTGTTGACGCCACCCTGCACGACGGGCACGAGGTCGGCGTCCGCCACCGAACTCGCCGCCGTCATCTCTGAAATCTTCTGGTTCGCCATTACGCTTCCAGCCCGACGTAGCCCGAGCCGTCCTCGAGCGCGAACACCCCGGACCCGTCCTCGAGCCCGAAGAACCCCGGCGCCGTGAACGTCACGCCGGTCGGTCCGATCTGGTACAGCCAGTCACGAGCCGCCTCGCCGTATGCCTGCCGCGCCTCGCCTATCCGCCGCCATATCCGGTAGCCGCTCGTCGAGCTCGCAATCGCAAAGCCCGCCGCTCGACGCAGCACCGTCGCGGTCAGCGTCGCGTCTTCCGTCAGTCGAAGGGTCGCCGTGCCGTCGTCGCGCCGCTCCACGTGCGCGTCAGCCGTCGATCCGACCGAGGTCAACGAATCGGCGCCGGTCGTTTTCACGAGCACGTACACCGTCGAGTCCGCGCCTCGCGCCATCCGGCGCACGCCGCGCAGTCCTCTTGCAAGCATCCCGGTACGCGCCATCAGAATAGGCCTCCGACCGTGAACGTCGACGCGAGGCGTAGGCGGTCGAGTATTTCGCGAGCGTTCGGCGGGATCTGGTAGTCACGGCCAACGTCCCCCTGCCAGTTCTCGAGCGCGCCGGCGTAGGTCTCACGCCAGCGCGCCGTCGCAATGATCGTGGTCGCCTCGACAACGTCGCCGGGGATCGCTGTGTAGCCCCACGCGGCGTTGATCGTGACGGGTATGCCTTCGGTCCAGACGTATGGCGCGTAGTCGATCGTCGAGGGCAACTTGAACCCGTCCGCATCGACGATCTGGAGCGCGAGGTAGTCGGCCGCCGTGTTTCGCACCTCGACGAATTCGGGCAGCGTCCAGCCGGTCGGAAGCGTCACGTCGCCGCTTGCAATCGTGTCGTCCGTCCAGTCCAGTCGCAGTTTCGGCGTGCCGGTGCCGTAGAAGATCCGGTCAGCGGCGCTGGTCGCGGTTGCCCACGTCCGGCCGCAGTAGCCATCGACGACCTGAGACGCTCGGGCGATGATCGCAGTCAGCGCGGTGTCGTCTGCCGTCGCGTCCGCGACTGTCCCGGCATCGGGCAGGACGAGGCGAAGGGCTGCGGCGGTGATGTATGCCATTATCGCTTCTTCTTCGGTCGGCTCTTGTTGGCGGGCTCGGGTATCCGCTCCGCCTTGCCCCTGTCGACGAGCAGCGACGCCTGCCCGCGATCCAGATCGAGTTCCGCGCCGGCCTCGTTGCCGTTCCATCCGACGAGTAGCCTGATTCGCATTGAGTCCGTCCTTGAAGGTGAGGTGCGGCGACCCGTGCCGCCGCACCTCGTGCCCCGGTTAGCAGAACAGTTCCTGCCCAAGTCCTCGGGCCGCCGCCGTGGCCGGTGCCTGCTCGCCGCGCGACAGGATCGCGAAAGCAGCCAGGTACGTTCCCGCAGCGCCGTCGCCCGTGGTCAGCGATACGTCGAAGTACCGCTTCTTGCCGACGAGGTTGACGTGCCACGCAACCCACGTGCCGTCGTCGGTCGCCGACGGGAGCGTGGCGGGCGAGACCGAGAAGTCGCCCCCCGTCACGTCCGCGTAGGAGCCGTCGGTGTTCGACATCTGGAGCTTGGCGACTGCCATCGCGATGTCCATTGCCCCGAAGAGCACGTAGACATCCATGTAGCTCCAGCCCTTGGTGTCGATGGACGCCGTCGTCACCGCCGCGTTGTCGCTGATGGCCACCGGAAGAGCGATGGGCACCATTTTCGTTGCCTGTGTTTGAATCATGGTGTCTCCTTACGATGCCGCCATCAGAAGTCCGACGATCGGGCCGGGGACTCGGGAGGCTGCCGTTGCGTGAGCGTTGCCAACGTCGTGAACGACGATGTCGAGCCGCTGAGTACCGCGAATCTCGATCTCATCGTTGGCGAAGCGCGAGTGCTCCGAAAGCGCCAGCGCCGACTGGCGACGGTCGCCGAGTCGAGCCGCCGACGGCAGGTTGCCGTAGAGCGCCGCAACCTGGTCGTTCGCGTCCACGGTCGGCATCGCCTGCGTGATCTCGACCGGATCCCCGAGGAACCGCAGGCCGCCGATGCCGCCCGCGATGCCCTGCTCCGTCACGCCACCGGCCGCGACAGCGAGCTTCTCCATCACGCCGTAGTAGAACGCCTGCGAGCAGTACCACTTGGCCCCGCGCATCTTCGCGTACTGCGGCAGCTTCGCCTTGACGCCGTTGAAGTCGGCAAGGACGAGCTCCGAGAAGAGATTGCCGGTGCCGACGTACAGCCCCGCGATGTTGGCACGAGTCGCCGACAGGTTGAGCAGCGCGCTCGTCACGCCTACGATGTGACCGTAGGTCGACGTGCCGTCACCGATGAACCCGGCAAGGTCTTCCGCCTGCGCGAACGCATACGCGATCTCGCCCGCGACGTTGTCCGCCATGTCGATGACCGAGTCCTCGTTGAGTTCGCTCGTGATCCGAGCAAGGACCATCATCTTCTTGGCCGTCAGGTTCACGCGGTCCCACGACCCCGTCGACACCGTGCCCGCGTCCGACTCGCCCACCCAGTAGGCAGTCAGCCCGCCGATCCGTCGCGGATCGGAGCGCGTGTCGCTCGTCATGTTGACGACCTTCGCGTTGCGTCGGAACACGCCGTACATCTCGCGCAGGTCGATCAGGTCGTTCTCGAACTGATGCGGGACGAGGTATCCGCCCTGCGAGTTCACGCCCTCGTTGTAGACCTTCGTCTCGATGCCGTTATCGGCGCAGTAAGCCTTGGCCTTCGCGTTCCCGATGGTCGCGAGGAACCACATGCCGAACTTGTACGCCTTCTCGTTGGCGTCCGCGCCCTTGAAGATGTTCGACTTGCCGCGATAGAGCGGCGTCACGACTCCCTGACGCTGGAGCCCTTCGTTCTTCACTTCCGGCGCGGCCGTCGAGAACGGCACCGGACCGACGGGCTTCGCAGCCGCCTTGAGCGCCGCTTCGTTTTCGGCCTTGAACGCTTCTAACTGTTCAGCCGTCTTGCGCTCAGCCTCGAGCGTCGCGATCTCGTCGCGGTACGCCTCGGCCGCCTTCAGATCCTCGGGCGTGATCTCCGCGCCCTTGTCGAGCAACGCCTTCGCGGCGTCGCGCTTCTGCTGGATAAGCTCCAGCAACTCTTTGGATGTCCGCATGCCTTCGCACTCCCTATGCGTTGAGGTCCAGCGACAGTCGGAGCGCCGCAGCCTGAAGCGCGAGTGCATCGCTCTTCGGTGCGGGCTCGGTCGCCGCGAGAAGGTCGGCCAGGTCGGCGTCAACGTCGAGCAGCGAGCTGGTCGCCTCCTCGATCGCGTCACGACACTCGGCGATACGCGCTCGAGTCATCGCGGACAGCACCCGGCCCTCTTTCGCCCGTAGCCCGGCAATTGCCCTGGCCCGAACGACGAACTCCTCGACTGCGACACGCACGGCGTCGGAGTGATCTGCGAACGGCAGGCCGGCACGCGACCCGCTCTTTGCTCCCGTCACGACAGCGGCGCGGTTCGCCGGCACCGTGACAATCGAAATCTCGTAGAGGTCGAGCTTCGTCAACTCGCGAATCCCGTCTTCGCGGTCGTTCGAGCCCTTGACCCGGTAGCCGATCGACAGTCCGACGGTCTTGCCGGCGTCGAGGCGTTCCCGCATCACGCGACGGGCGGCCTGCGCCTCGTCGGTGGAATGGAACGCGGCTGAGAAGTGAAACCCGTAGTCGTCCTCTTTCGCGTCGGTCGGGTAGGCGATTGGCGTCGATCCCCAGTCGTGCCCGACTGCGATGAACCCGGCCTTGAGGAAATCGGCCATCGTCTCGGCATACGCGCCACGCATGACCACGTCCCCGTAGCTGTCGACATTACCGAACACGCTCCCGTAGCCCGAGAACGCGCCGTTGCCGGCGTCGTCAAACTTGAACTCGGCCGCGCTTATCGACTTGAACTCGAGATCGTCCATCGTCACCACCGTCGGAAAAAGGAAACGCCGCCGGCCCTAGATGGGCCAGCGGCGCATTCCAGTTTCGGCGGCGCGTCCTGAGTATTCAGGAGGAACCTTCAGCGATGTCAACCTGTAGGGCTGTCTGGACCCTACGCTACTAGATAGTGGGGCATAACCCCAAGTTGGTCAAACTATTTGTGCGCCGTGCCCAGACCGACGAAGCGGAATCGCTGCGAGCCGGACCTGATCTCGACCTCGTCATCGGGCATCGTCGGGTCTATGAACACCTTCATGCCCAGTAACGACTCGAGCCCGACGCCCTCACATCGCACTATTGGCAATGTCTGTTCCAGTATCTTCATCGCCGTATCCGACGCGCGCAGTACCGACGGAGGCGGCAGGTTGCTCATTCGCACTCGGTTCATCGCGTCGAAAATGTCGTCGATATTCACACTCTTGCTTGCCGTCACACTCACAGCGGCTCCTCCTATTTGTTCAACTCATACGCCGCCGCGAGTTGCCCCATGCCGCGCCGGACCTTGATTTCGCGTTCGCGCATCGCCGTGACGGTGCGTTCGAGGGCTTCGAGCCGGCCCTGAAGCGTCTGGATGTGGGCTTTGAGGTTGGCGGTTTCGTCAGTGTCCCATCGACCGTCCGTTGTGGTATCGCAGCGGCTCACGTCGGCGACGAGGTTACTGTTCATTCGCCCTCCGGCGGCATCACGAACCGCTTTCCGCCGATCCACACCTCACCCTCCGGTACTGTCGCATCAACGACGACCGGCATCCCGCACAAGAGCAGCGCCTGACGCGGCCCCAACGCCGCCGGGACGCCGAGCCTGTTACGCAGGCGGTCCCACGTCTCCTCGCTTGCCGTCGCCGGGTCACGGTGCAGGTCGACCTTCGCCGCAAGCGTGGCGAGTTCGAGCGCGATGTTGCGTCTCACTGTGGGCTCATAGTCCGACATCTTTCCTCCGTGACGTGAGTCCAGAAACGGCGACCGCCGATTCGGTACACGGTAGCCATGCAGATCCCGTAATCGGCGGCGATGATTCGCCCCTTAACCCCGGCATCTCGAAGCGCGCGGATCTCGCGGACTTTTTGTTCAGTTAGTACAGCTACCCCGGTTCGCTCGCCCCGAGCGTGACGATGCGGCATCGTTCGCATCCCATTGCGATCGCCGCTCGCTGCGGCCCCGTGCCTCATAGGATGGTCGGCTCGTTTTCGCGTCCGGCCTTTGGCTGCGGCATCGGCCATGTTGTCAGTCTGCGTTCCAAGAAACAGATGGGCCGGGTTCACACACGGTGGGGTGTCACACGTATGGCACACGAGAAGCCCCCTCGGGATGCCTCCGTTGTGCATCATCCACGAGGCGCGGTGCGCCATCTCAATCCGCCCGTTCATCGTAATCCGCCCGTATCCATAGCCGTTTGACCGTCCAGTCCAGAACCAACAACCGTCCGTCTTGAATACCTTTGCCCAAAAGCGAGTGGTAAATTGCTTAGCACCCATTCGATCTCCTAGTCCGAGGTCGTTTGATAGAGCCGTGCGAGTGGTAACGCACCCGTGCGGCTCGTCCTATTTTACCCCTTTTTCGGCCGTTTTCTTACGGATTTCGAGCAACGACATTGACTTAAGCACTGCTGACTGCCGATCGGCGGCAACTCGCCGAGCCCGACCCAGCCCTTCGACGCCTGATCGACGCAGCCCGCGCAACTGTCCGATGCGTGCCGTATCCACCGCTCCTGATGCGTATCAACCTGCGCCTCGGCCGCGTCCTTCGCCGCGTCGTAGTCGAGCTCTCCGTAAGCGGTCCTTGCGCTCGAAGCGTACATCTGGCTCGTCGCCCGCACCCGGCCGTTGACCTCACGGTCGCCGTTCGCGAACGCCAGGCACGATTTGTTCAGGTATCGGTACTGCTCCTGTATCGCTCGCGCCGCCTTGCCTCGCTCGCTCGGCGTCAGGTTCGCCCATCCGCCGCGCGTCGTCGCGACAGCCGCGAGGTGCATCCGCTTAATCGAGGCCTCCATCGCGATCTGGTACGCCGGCAGATCCATCTCGCCAGCGATCAGCGCATCCGCGTATCCGGCCATCTCGGCGCGTCCGACCTCAACCGCCGCGTCCATCGCGCCGTCAACGGCGGCCTTCGGGACCATCCGTCCGTTCTCGCCGATGTAGCGGCGCGTTCTCGGGTTCCAGCGGTACGTCGCCTTGGTTTCGAGCGGCGCGCTCTTCTGTGTCGCGTCGAGCAGGTCGGCGAGCTCCGGCACGTTGTCGCGCACCCACGCCGCTGCGTCCGCAATGTCCTCGTCCGTGATCTCGGCCTCGTCGGCGATCTCGGTCTCGGAGCGGTCGAGGGCGCGGCCGGGGTCGTCGGCTTTAACGAGCACGTACTCGGCCGGACCCGTCAGTTCCACGCGCCACCCCGCAGCAGCGATGCCCTTCTCCGTAAGTTCGACACCGGGGATGGCCGCCTTCGGCTCTTCCGGCGCAGGCGGCAGCGCGGGTTGCGGCGGCGCCGGCTCCGGCGTCTCAGCCATCGGCATCGCGTTTACCGGATACGCCGTGACGCTCGACGGCAGGACCATCCAGTCATCGCCCTCCGGCACCGCGCCGAGCCTCGACACCGCCTGATGATGCGTCAGGATGCCGGCGAGGTAGTCCTCTCGGTCGCGCTGCCGTTTCTCGGTCTCGGACTCCTGAAGTGCCTTGATGTGGTCGTGTTCAAACTCGAAGTACAGTTGCTCGCTTCGCGGGTAGTCGACGCGCAGGAGCTGCTGCGTGAGCGTCGTCGCGATGCGCCGCTGAATCGGGATGATGCAGCCGGACCAGAACGCCTTGAGCGCCTGCTCGTAATTCGCGTATGTCGAATGCTCGAGCCCCGCGCCGAATCCCGCGACGATTGCGGGGATGTTGTAGATGGCGGACAGCCGCTCTTCGGCAATCTGACGGATCTCTCGCAGGCTCATCTTTGACGGGTCGAAGCCGAGTTGCTGCAACTCCATCGGGTGACTGAGCACCATCGCCTGACCGCGTCCTGCTCCCGTGAATCGCTTCTGGTAATCGGCCGCGAATTGGTCGCGGATTTCAGGTGGCAGTGTGACGTAGCGTCCGTCGGACGATGCGACGCGAGGCGACAGGATGGCCCCCGGCACGCCCATGTTCCTCATGATTGCCGCCGTAAAGTCTCCCGCCGCGCTGTCGGTATAGAGATCCTGCATCACCGCTGGCAGGTACGGAATCCCGCACCGCGAGTAGGACGGTGGCGCGTGGTCGATGTCGTTGTGGAAGTGGATCACGTCCATCGGATCGATGAGCCGCCGCTCGCCGTCAATCGTGATCTCGTAGCCCGAGATGAACTCGTCGCCCGACGCAGGCCAGACCGGGCGCATCATCGACGAGCACACGGGCCATAGTTCGACGACACGCTTGTATGCGCCTCGCCGCTTGACGAGATACGCCGACCCGGTAGTCGAGGTCATCAGGTCGCGGACGATGGCCGTCAGCACGTCCGCCCCGCTCATGTACGGGTTCGGTCGCTCGACGAGCATCAGCGCCGGGTGCGTCGGCTCGCGTTCGTCCTCACCGTCGACGATTTCGCGTTCGACGCAGAGCTCGGCCTCGGGGAACGCGTTGCAGACCGTGTTAAGGCAGACCGCAAGCGCGCTCGACAGCTCGATCCGCACTGAGGCGTAGTCGCGACTCGTCGGGCGCGTCAGGCCGTTCAGGATCGAGTAGGCATCGGAGCCGTAATAGACGCCGCCGTAGCCCTGACCGCCCTGCTGCGGATACGCAAAGCCCTTCGCCTCCAGGTTGAGGCTCGTCGGTCCGTCGCCGAGCAACAGCTCACGAATGCCCATTTCAGTCCAATCGCAGGCAGGCGGATAAATCGTGTGGGGAGTGTAGCACGGGTTAGGGCATCATCCGCACTTCGGCGCCCCACGATGCATCGAGTTCGGACGCCTGCGCGTTCATCAGCGTTCGCGAGGTGCTGCTCATCACGTAGCCGTTGCCGTCCTTGAGCCATCCGCTGGAGCTTGGGCCAGTGCTCAGGAAGATGCCGTATCGCGCCCGCCCCCTCCTGACCTCGACGGACTCATCGGGAATCTGGCGCTTCATCAGGACTTGGGAGAATCCGTGTAGATCCTCAACGATGCCAACGGCTTCCCACCCATCCGCGCCCCGCTCGTTGAGGTCCGGTATGTCTTTGCCGGCGTATCGGTACTCCCACTTCTGCATCGCTCCTCCTATGTCCACTCGAACCCAGCGGGCGGCTCCATCGCAGCCTTGAGCCCGAGACACCGTGCAATCACCGTGTCGTCGTGCTGCCCGCTCGGTGCCGAGTACGTGACCCGATTCGTTACCGGGTTGATCTTCGCCTCGTAGCTCAGCAGTTCGCCGCGCGCTGTCGCGTCGGCGAGCCAGTGAAACTCCTCGCGTTCGAGCGCGAGCGCCATCGACTGCACGAGCGGGCCTTTGCTTTGCGCGGTCGTCTGAAATCCGCGAATCGGCAGTCCCTCGCTGTAGAGTTGGTCGATGTTCGGCTTTCCGATGGAGTTCTCCTCGGCTAGGATGTCCGTCACGTGCCACGACTGCGCCAGTGTCGTCAGGCGATCGCGCTGCACTCCGTAGTCAATCTGGTTGAATCGGTCGAGCGCCACCTCAGCTTGACACGTCGCGCACACTACGCAGAGCACCGTGAAGTCGTGCGCCTGCGCCCAGTCGACGCCCATCACGATTCGGTGCCCAGCGTGCGCTGCCGGTGTCGACGGCGCGAGCACGAGGCACGGCTCCAGGTTTCGGAACACCGCGCCGGCCGCCGAGATGAACTGCGCCAACCACTCCTGCGCGAACAGGTCCGACGGCGTCGATCGCCTCGCGTCCTCGATCTCGTCCGGGTTGATGTGCGGGTTCGCCGAGGTCGGCATCTGCCACGACTTCCAGTCCGGCTCGCCTTCGTCCACGCCGCGCTGAAATAGCGTGTGGAATCCGTTGAGGCCTTTCGGCGTCGACAGGAACCACGCATCGCCCCGGTAGTCGGTCAGCGTAGGACGAATCACGGCGTCCCACACGGCGACGAGGTCCGAGACCATCGCCGCCTCGTCGATCACGATTCGCTTGTACCGGCGACCTCTCGATGTCTCCGGCGCGTCGAGCGACCACATATCGACGATGCCGCCCGTGATGAGCTCGAGGCGGTGCTCCTGCGCGTTGCGCCGCTCGATGATCGGCGCGAGCAGCGAGCACACTTCGCGCCAGACCTCGGTCAGCATTTTGTGCGTCGGCGAGTAGTAGGCGACGGGATACCCGTCGAGCGCCGGGTCTATCGCCTCGTCGATGCCGAGCACTGACTTGCCCCACCGACGCCCGCAGGCCACGACGTTAAATCGCCGTCGTTCCCGGTGGATCTGGCGCTGCATCGCGTGAAGCGTCGGCAGGTACAGATCCGACGAGATCACCGTGCTCATTGGTCGGAGTCTATCGGCCGGTCGACGCGATGAACCGTGACCTCGTGCTTGATCGCCGCGCCGTCGATGCCGCCGTGCTCGACGGCTTCCTTCTGCCCGAGCATCACCTTGCCGAGCCAAATCAGCATCGTCGGGTTGCCGGACATCGCCGCCTTGTACTGCATTCGGCGCACCGACGCCTTGCCTTCGGCCCTGCCCTTTTCTATGGCCCCCGCAAAACGGCGCTCAAGCGTATCCTCGCTGCAACCGATCACCGTCGCAATCTCAGGGGTCGTGCAGGCTATCCGCGCCAGCGCCTCGACCTGCGCCGGGTCTATGTCCAGTTTCGGACGGCCGGGCGTGCCGGTCTTCAGCGGCGGCGCTTTGCGCTTGGGCGCCGACTTTGTGCTCTTCCGTGTCATGACTTAAGCGCAGCGGTCGGAACTGCACCGCCCTCTGCCGACTGGAAGCCGGCCGCATCGCTGTCTATGCTTGCTGCGCGTTTCGTCCCGCGATACATCGACGCCCCGCGACGTGCGATCTCGGAGAACGGGAGCTCCGGCACGGATAGTCGCGCTCGTGCCGATGGGTCGACGAAGTAGATGTAGCGAAGCTGAAAGCCGGGAATCACGACACCGCCGACGCTTCGCACGTAGGCCGCCAGGTCGTATCGGCCCCCTGTGATGTCGTAATACGTTCTCCCGCCCAGTTCGTCGCGTGCCGTAGTCGGCGAGGACTCTAATGTCATCTTGTGAACTACCTGACCTGATGGCAACTGAACGAGGTTCTTGGATAGATTAATGCCCGTCAACACGAACCCCGCCGCCCGGTAAATCGTCCCGTCGCCGCACTGCGCGCCGTCCGCGAATGTCACCACCCATTGAACGTGGGGCGCGTGCCTTCGCAACAGTCGCATTGCTACGGACAACGCTCGGCTTTCGCTATTGCGCGGCAGCGCCTCGGTGAACGCCATCCGGTTCAATTCGATGAATCCGTTCCATGGTGTGCCGGCGACTAGCCCCTGAATCTTGCGCTTGTCGAGCGACGGTCCAAGCTGCATCGCCCCTTCGAGCTTGCCTTGATAGAACACGCCAATGTGAAGCTGGGAGTTTTGCACCACCTTGCCGCTGTAGTGAATGCGGCGCACCAGCGCATCAGCTTCGCGGCGTTCGATCGGCCGCAGGACGATGTCCTTAGCGCCCACGATAGGCCTCGCAGATTCGCGCCAGTGCGTTACCGTTTCCGTTGTCGTTCCCCGTATCCACGAACGGCCCCGCATCCGCTGCCCGCTGAATCGCCGCCTTGATTTGTTCCGCCTGTTCGTCCGATACCGTAAACGTCATCTGCTGGAATGGCGATCGGTCGCCATCGGGTAGCCCGCCGATGGAATCGCCCCAGTCGGGCGCAACGGACAGGAGGCGGTCTAGCTCTTCCGCCGACCACATGCCGTCGAGCAGCCCGTCGTCGTTAAGTCCCGACAGCACGTCAACGTCCCACCCCGCCTCTTCCGCCGCCCTGTTGTCGAACAGCGCCAGCCGCGTCTTCTGCTTCGCGCTCAGATTCGACCGGCGAACGGCGACGATGGAATCACCGTCAGCGTCGATCACCTGAAGCTTTAGACCGGCTTCTGTCGCTGCTTTCGCCGTCGCGTTGCCAGCCAGGATCACGCCGCGCTCGTCGATGACGATTGAACGCGCTGCGCCGACCTCGGCAAGCGCATCACGGATCATGCCAACGTTGCGGTCTGTGTGCCGGCGTGCGTTGCGTGGATCGGGCGTCAGGTCCGCGAGCGCCTCGATTGGTTTCGCCCTCGCCATCACCCTCGCCTCTCCCTCGTCGCCCACAACCCGACGACGCAGAAAAGCCCGACCGTCGCGAAGAACGTCACGACCATCACGACGGCGTCCGCCATTTCAGCTGGTGTGCCCACGGGCACAGAGTATCACACGCGGTACGGATTCCCGCGTTTCCAATACTCGAAAAATAATCGCGCCGAGATGAAGAATTTACTTGACTCGTTCTGTGGCTGTGTTATTGTTCGTTCGTCGGAAGAATTAACAGGGAGAAACGAACGAATGAACACGAACTACACGCTGACGAACTTCGACGGAACGGTGATCGCGGCTGGCACGGCAGAGGAGATCGGCAAGGCGTACCTGTTGATCGACGGCGGCACGCTTGGGGTTGAGCCGGTTCACGCATACGGCGAGCACTTCTACTGGCAGGGTTTTCGGATTGCTCGCAACGGTCGCAAGGGCGCCTACTGCGCGACGATCCTGACCTCGAACGCACCGACCGAAGAGGACGCGATGTCCGCCCTCTACCGCTACGGGTTCAACCGGATCGGCCGCGAGTCGCGGGGAGTCGGGCGGCAGGTCGGGTTGGCCGCAGCCTAAAGGCCGAAACGCCCCACGGGGCGTCTGCCGGTGAATCCGGTACTGACGAGGCCAAGGAGATACGAACGATGAAATTGACGACTGAACAGCGCAACGAAATCGAGACGGCGGCGAAGGCGACGGCGGCACTCTTTGTCGAAGAGTTCGGCGAGCCGCTCGACCCCGCAACGACGGACTGGGATGCGACGGCGTGGGAGACGGACCGATCCGACCTCTCGTTCCGCGACTTGCTCGACGACCAGGTGATCTACGTGCTCGCGTGGGATCTGTACGACCGCACGCTCGTTGCCGAGACGGAGCGCCTCGCGGAGGCCTCGTGACCAACCTCTACCGCGAGCCCCAACTCACGACCGCCGAGGTAGCCGCCCGCCTCGGCGTCACGCTCCGGCAGGCGCAGGAACTCGTCAAGCGTCACCCGGCCGCGACACGCGATCTGCGGTGGCTGCTGCCCGAGCGGTGCCTGCCGGATCTGGAGACGCGACGGGGCAGGGGACGGCCGAGGAAGGCAAAAACCGGAAATATTTCTGCTGGAAAACCGCAGGTCGAAAAGGAGTAAATACACAGTCATGAATAAGACGCTCACAGTTACGACTGCAAGCGGGCGATGCCCGTTTGGCTGCCATTATGCCACCGGCAACGTCTCCCCCTATGGCAGCACTTGGCGGGTCCGACGCACTCGGGGCGGAGTCTCCTGCACCTGTGTCGTCGTCAACCGCTCACCGCTCACCGGAACACGCGCGGAAGCAAACGCCAGGGGTCTCACCGAGGTGCGGCACCTGCTCGAAAGCTAAGGAGGGCAAACCAATGGGAGTAACACTTGAAGTAGCAGCATTGAACCATCGGTCGGCGGCGCACGAAATTGCGTATCAACAAAAAGTTGACGCGGAATACGCGCGGATGCTGGGTTCGCACGAGGGTCCGCCCAGTCGCCCGTGCGACGACCACGTGTGGCGCGAGGGCGACCCGCGTTGTCATCGCTGCGGGTGGCTGAAGTCGACGGTTGAGTATTTGGAGGCGGTCAAAACCGCCACGTCGCTCGGTTTCGTTCTCCTATCGGATCATGGAGGGTTGCGAATCAGTAAAAACGTTACCCCGTTCCAGTGGCAACACGTCCAGGGGCTCGACGAGGCTTTGGAAATCGCGAGGAAGGCCGTCTGATCTACGCCCAGTCCTCGAACACCGTCGAGCCCTGTCGCGACGCCTCGCCCTCGGGGTGCGCCCGCTCCCAGCACGGACGGCACCAGTGCTCCTTGCCGACGCGGACGAGAGACTCGAGTACGACGGGCACCTGGCACTCTGGCCGGTCGCAGCAGTAGGTCGGCGCGTCGTTGATGTCAGTCATGGTCGGCCTCCTTCGGCCACACGACCGGATGGGGCATTGGCAGTCCCGCGTTCGCCATCGCGATGAGCAGGTTGACCATCGCACCGGCGTTGACGTTCGCGGCCTCGATGACCGCCTTGTACTTCTCGGTGCGGGCGTTGGCTTCGTCGAGTTCGTCCGCGAGAGTACAGACCTGCCTTTCGGCCTCCGCTTGGTCGGCGCCGCCTTCGGCCAGGGATTGCAGCAGTCGGTCGCGGAGCCTTGCGACTTCGATGCGCAACTCATCCCGCTCCGCGACCATTCGCTGATGAGCCTGAAACAGCGCCTCGTAGCCTTTGTCGCACTCAGCGCGGGTATCGGCCACCGCCTCGTCCCGCTGCTTGAGCGCCAAGACGTAGTGACTATGGACTGTCTCAGATGCGCGCCTTGCCTCATCCCGCTCCGCCTCGAGCGCGGCGTAGCGGTCCTGAGCCTCGAAATTTAGGTCTTTCAACCGCTGGACTTCGAGGCGCAGGGTGTCGCGGTCGGTGGTGAGGGTCGCGATGCGTTCCTCGGCGCGACTGGACGCCTCGACCCACGCGTCACGCTCGGTGGTGAGAGCGGCGATGACGGCGATGGTTGCGTCTTTCGGGTCGGGACGGAGTCCCGATAGCGGGTCTGCCGGGATGTCGATTGGCGAGTCAGTCATTTCCACTTCCGACCGCCTCGACGATTTGCTCGACACCGACGCCTTCGATCTGCCCGTCGCGGATCACGGCGCGTCCGCACCGCAGAGCCGGTTCCTCGTAGTACTCGGCCCGCGGTGGATTCGCGTCGGCGCTCGTGAGTCGAAACAGCCTGCCGCCGAACGTCGCGAAGGCGAACAGCTCGTCCGCCTCCGGCTGCTTGATCGGCTCCTCGCAGACGAGATCGCCGTTCGCGTCTCGCAGCTCGATCGTTCTGAAAGTCATGTGATCTCCTTCGTAAATCTCGCCGCCGGCAGTCCGACCGGGGTCCGCAGTCAGCCGACGTGCTCCCCTCTGGAAACGCCGTTTGATTGTTCCGATGGGACTGCTCGACGACTGGCCGTCACGCAGGACGCTGCTTCGAGAGGCGCGTAACAACAGTGACGGCGTGGTGAGCGGTCGCGGACAGCGTGTGCCGCGTTCGTCCGCTCAGTGTTCAATCTCTGCCCGGCGACCGCACCCCTGCCGTGCCGGGCTTCGGGCCGGTGACGCTTCCGGCCGCCACGGAGCCTGTCGATAGACAGGGCTCGGCCGTGGTCTCAAATGCCAACTTCTCCTGCCTCGCGAATCCGACCGCGTCGACCTGATCTCCCCACGTCTGCCAGCCTTCGGCCGACTCGCGGCAGAACAACTCGACCTTGCGGGCCGTCGGGTACATCCGGCTGATTCGCGTTCGTACCGCTTCGGGCTTGCGTGAGTGATCTCGCAGCGGAGCAATAACGACGCTGGACACGTCCGCAGCAGCGGGACGCATGGCACTGCCGCGACGAGCCAGCAAGCATGGCTCAGAGTTGGATTTCGCGTAGAATCCCACGCCGAAACGGATTCCGCCGCTCGGATTCGTCTTGATCCAGTCGAAGCCGATCGTCAGGTACTCGAAGCCCCACGCCTCGATGACTCGGAGCGCGTCAGGCAGCAGCGGCCACGTCGCCCACAGGAAGAGCATCGCGCGCGGGGAAGCGATCGACGCGACCGGAAGAGCCGCAATGTCGACCGTCTCCATCGTGCAGTAATGGCCTGACGCGCCGCCTCCGTACTTCGTGGCATTCGGCCCGCGCTCCGCATAGCGCCACGGCGGGTCCGCCAGAATCACGTCGAACGGTCCCTGTGGCAGTTCGATCACCGCTCCACCTCCCGCAGCGCCCCGTCGATGAGCTCCACGACCGGCACGCTGAGCTTTCGCGCCAGCGCCACCTCGACAGCCGTCCCGAGCGAATCGCGCCAGCCGGGGAGGAGGACGACGAAGAACGGCACACCGAGCTTGACCGTGTCGCAGATGGCCACGAGGCACAGGACCATTGCCGTCGTCTCAGCGTCGGACTCCTTCACGAAGTCGTGCGGAATCGTGACGCGTGCGCCAGTGATACGCTCGACTTCGAGCCGTGCCGCCGCGAACGCCGGACGGTTGCGGTCAGGTCGCCCGGTGATCGGGCCTGCGATGTATGCCATCTTGATCATCGCCGCTCCTTCGCCATCTCGGCTTCCTCTTCGTCCCACCGCTCGCATTCACAAGCCGCCGAAATCAGCTTCAGGTCCGCCCGGCCGAGCACGCGGCCAATCGCGATGGCTTCGAGAATCCCGAGGCACTCTCGGTCGGCGAGCACGTCGGCGAAGAATCGCTTTTTCCAGCCGAGCTGCCCGCGCAACCACTCGGCGTCCCGGCCCGAGTCGGTGATCGCCTTCGCGATAATCGCGCCGGGGGAGGCCGGACGGCAGAGACTGTGACTTTTCCGGTAGTACAACGTGCTAACGTGCCCGTGGTTGATTTCCCGGCCCGATGGGTCGTCGCGACGGGGCATCGGCGAGCCTTGGCCGGTTTCTGTCGCGGGAATCGAGGTTCTACGCTTCACTTCGCCCTCCATTTCGACCGTCCCACGTGAAACCGGCCGCATTCGTCGCAGCGGTACACGCCGAGCGTCGTCGAGCCGTTCTTCGCCCGCATCACGGCGCAGACCTTCTCGGCGTCGGCGCGGAGGCGATAGGCAAACTTGCCGCTACTGCACATCGAGCGGCTGTCGTCGACCCTCTGGCGTGCGACGCGGCGGAATCGTTCGTCTCGGGCGCGGGGGCGTTTGGTGCTCATCGCGCCCTCTTCGCGTAGCACGCCGGACAGAGCGCGTTCTTCTGGCCGCGTGGCTTCTTCGGCGTCCACCAGTGCCGGTCGATGCGACACCAGATTTTGCCTGCCGCCCACGCTTCGAGAACCTCGCGGGTCGTCATATTGCGCCACATCGCGGACTTGCGGGCCCGGAGAATCGGGTCCGCATTGGCAGTGGCTCGTCGGTCAGTTGTTGTGCTCATCGCGCCGCCTCCATCTCTTGTAGTCGCCGCCACCGGGTTCTCTGTACTCTGCCCACGGCATTAGGGCGCGAAGGCTCGCGTCTTGAATCGCGAGGATGCGGCACCGTTCCGAATCAGGCGCCAAAGGGAACACCCAGCGGTCCTTCACACCTTGCCGGCGCCCGCCCGTCCAGCATCCGTTGCCGCTCGGAGGCTCGCGAAGTCGATGCCAGGTCGGAGCCCACAGCCAATTACAAGCACGGTACAGGGAACCCGTGTGGCCCGCTCCCGGGTCCGAATAGCTCACTACAGTCGTGATGTGCGGGTAATTCTCACGGAGCCAGGCGCGAGCGGCTTTCCACTGCCTACTCCCCGCATTGGTCTCGTCCGAGACGATGCACCATCGGAGCAGCTCGAGCCAGCGGCCAGCAGGTAAGCGACGTGACGACGGATTGCCGAAAACCATGACGCCACGCTCATCTCGGAAAGCAACGCCACGAGCGGAGCGGCCCAGATAGTGCTCCGTGTCTAGCAGTTGATCGACGGACATCCCGTCATGGCCGAATAGGGGGAGAGTGCCGGGTTTCACGTTCGCGCCGCCTCCACCACCGCAAGAGCATCCGCCGCCAACTGCCGCAGCGCGTCCACGCCGAGCGCTGGACACGTCGCGGCTTCGTCGAGCCTCGCTGCGCGGATTTGCCGCAGGGCTCGCAGGACGACCGCAGCGGCGGCCTCCTGCCGGAGCGTCACTCGGATCGCCGGATCGCTCGCGCACAGGTCGCACGTCTCGGCCACGACACCGCCGTGCCGCTCGAAGCGCGACGGGTGCCGGTGGTCGCCGCACACGATGCACAGGCGCTTGCGACTGACGGGCTTCGGCGCCTGGATCTCGTTGCCGTCGCGAACGCACTTCCGGCAGCGGTCGTCACCGGGCGCGAAACTCGCGCCGGTTTTCTCGCGGGGTGGATCGCAGGCGAGGCACCAGCGGCGCTTCGGCGGGAGCGTGCGGCGGTTGACGACGGGGGGCGCGGGCGAGCGCTGCGGCCGAGCCGATCCACTCGAACGCTTCTCGCCTCTCAGAGGCTCCGAGAACGCCGCTCGGC